TTTTTCAATAAGATAGGTAATTATTTCTATTACAAACATGTTAACTCTTTACGAAAAAAGCAGGTGAGAGATGGACTTAGATAAACTACAAAAAGAACTTGCAGAAGATGAAGGTTGTAAATACGAAGTTTATTTAGACCATATCGGCTATAAGACGTTTGGAATTGGGCATTTATGCAAAGCTACAGACCCAGAAAATGACATGGATGTAGGCACAGAAGTGTCTAAAGAAAGAGTTGATGAGTGTTTCAAAGCTGACATTGCAATGACTATAGAGGATTGTAATATATTATACAGCAATTTCAAAGACATACCTGAAGAAGCTCAACTAGTACTTGCAAATATGATGTTTAATCTTGGTCGTCCTCGTCTAAGTCGTTTTTTAAACTTAAAAGCTGCTGTTGATGTAGAAGACTGGATGGAGGCATCTGTTCAAATGATGGACTCAAAATGGGCAAAACAAGTGCCTAACCGTGCAGAAAGACTTTGTAGTAGAATGGAGAAATTGTCTTGGCTATTCAATCAATAAAATTAAAACCTGGGATTAATCGTGAAGGCACACGATACACAACTGAAGGTGGATACTATGACGGAGACAAAATACGGTTTCGACAAGGCACACCTGAAAAAATAGGTGGTTGGCAACAGATATCTACATCTACTTTTGAAGGGGTATGCAGGTCATTACATAACTGGGTGACTTTGGGCGGACAAAACCTTATTGGTGTGGGCACTCATTTAAAATTTTATATATCTAACGTAGGAAATTACAACGACGTAACACCTATACGTGCTACTGTATCTTTATCTAGCCCTTTCACCACTGTATCTGGGTCTGCAGTTGTAACTGTTGCGGATTCAAATGGAGGGTATCAAGATGGTGATTACGTTACATTTAGTAATGCGTCAGCAGTAGGCGGACTTACCATAGATGGTGAATTTGTAGTTAGTCTTTCTGTTACTACAGCTGCAGGTACATATAACATTACAGCAGCATCTAATGCTACTTCTAGTGCTACAGGTGGAGGCACTGTGTCGGCCGCGTATCAGATTAATGTAGGAAATCCTTTTGCTGTTCCTATTGAAGGCTGGGGCGCATCTTCTTGGGGTTCTGGAGCTTGGAATGTAGGTGAATCTTCTACAACTGAAATTCGTTTTTTCTCTCAATCTAACTTTGGTGAAGATTTAATTTTTGGAAACAATGGAGGATCTATATTTTATTGGGACGCCACTGGCAGTGTAACAACTAGAGCTGTGCTTTTATCAACTTTAAGTGGGGCATCAGATGTACCTGTTATACAAAATCTTATCTTAGTGTCTGACATTAGTAGATTTGTATTTTGTTTTGGTACAAATGAGATAGGAAGCAACACTATAGATCCTACATTACTTAGATGGTCTGACCAAGAAGACGCGACTAACTGGACTCCTTCAGCTACAAATCAAGCGGGTAGCCTGCGATTATCTCGTGGTACTAAAATTGTAGCTGCATCGCAAGCACGACAAGAGGTTCTAGTATGGACTGATTCTTCTTTATACTCACTGCAATATGTTGGAGCACCTGCAGTGTGGGCAGCAACGCTTGTTGGAGAAAATATATCTATCTCGTCGCAAAATGCTGTAGCGTACGCAAATGGTGTTGCTTACTGGATGGGTAAAGACAAATTTTACATGTATGATGGTCGTACACAGCCTCTTAAATGCGATGTGCGTAAATATATATTTAATGATTTTAACACAGCACAGTACTCACAAGTATTCTCAGGTACAAATGAATCATTTCACGAGGTGTGGTGGTTTTATTGTTCTGACGGTGAGACCAATATAGATAAATATGTAATATACAACTATTTAGACAAGATATGGTATTATGGTACCCTTGCACGTACTGCTTGGTTAGATTCAGGATTACGTGACAGCCCGTTAGCAGCTACTTACACACTTAATTTGGTAGACCATGAAAGTGGCGTAGATGACAACCAAACTACTAGTACTGCGGCTATATCAGCTTTCATAGAGTCTTCTGATTTTGATATAGGTGATGGTGATAGATTTTCATTGGTGAATCGTGTCGTGCCTGACGTGTCTTTTGATGGCTCTACAGCAACTAATCCAGCTGCGACTCTTACTTTACATGCTCTTGCTAGTTCTGGTTCTGGACGTAACTCTCCTGTTTCAGAGGGTGGAGTTAATAATGCGACTGTTACACGTACAGCAACGTCTCCTGTTGAGGTGTTTACTGATTTAATAAACATAAGAGTTCGAGGAAGACAATTATCAATGAAGTTTTCGTCTTCTGCTACGGGTGTCACATGGCAATTAGGTACACCTAGACTTGATATACGACCTGATGGGAGGCGTTAATGGCCGTAGATAGTACAAGATATGGTGTAGGATTCCGTGCACCAGCGTTACCTTATCCTCCAGCAGAGTACGACCAACAACAGGCTGAGCAGTTTAACAGTATTTTACGTTTATATTTTAATCAGATAGACACGACTGTAAGAAATGCTATTATATCTGACAGAGCTGAAGCAACGGGGTGGTTTTTAAGCTAATGCCTAATATATACAAAAATGCAAAGAAAGACCTAACCACAACTAGTGTAACGACATTGTATGCGGCACCTGCTTTGACAACAGCCATAGTAAAATCAATACTTGTGTCAGAAGATTCAGGTAACGCAGATACAATAACTGTCACTATAACCGATGCAGAGGCTTCTCCTGCTGTATTTAGCCTGTTTAAAACCAAATCAATATCGGCTAACGGCACTACAGAACTACTTACATCTCCTATTGTGGTGCAAACTGGCGAAATACTTAAAGTAACGGCTGCTACAGCTAACAGACTGCATGTAGTTGCAAGCATCTTAGAGGTGTCGTAGTGCAGATTGTAGATAGTAACAAAAAGAAGCTTGATATACATACTATAATGATTATGGCTATAGATAATTTAGATACTGGAGATAAATCTTTAAAACAAGTGCTAGCTAGCATAGTAACAGAAGCACAAAGGGAAACTTGCGAAGTTGTTAACGTAGGTAACACTGTGTTTATAGGGCACAGAGGTGAAGGCAAAAACAAGACTAAGATGGTAGGTAGACCTCTTAACGTAGACACAGGCAGAAATTATATAAAAAACATATTAGAGTATATGGCATATATACAAGGACAAGGTATAACACATTACAGCACACAGTTTGAAGGTGAAGCTTTGCTACCTGCTATGCGTGTTATACATAAAAGATTGCAAGATACTGATACAAATTTTGCTGTTGGTAAGACTAAAGATGGTAAATATGCAGTGTTAATAAAGTTTGGTGAAGAACCACTTAGTGAGAGGTTTTAATGGGAGCTATAATTGACCCTATTAAGGATATAATTGAGGATGTTGTTGATGTTATAAAGGACGTCGGCGATTTTGTGCAAGACGATATTGTGATACCAGTTGTCGATGCTGTAGAAGACACTGCAAAAGCCATAGCTGATGATCCTGTACGTTCTATAGCCTATATAGCAGCTGCGTCGGGTCCTTGGGCAGTATGGGCAGTACCTCTAGTAGCAGCCGCAGACACAGCAGAGCAAGGTGGTGATGTAGGGGATGTGCTTGAAGCTGCAGCAAAAGCATACATAGTAAGTCAAGTTAGTCCACAAGTAGGTAGTAAAGCTGGAGCTTATGTTGGTTCAGCTACAGGAAGCACTACAGCGGCGGCAATCGCTGCAGGAGCCACGACACGAGCTACATCAGCTATTGTGTTAGGACAAGACCCTGTACAAGCCGCTATAACAGGTGGAGTACAGGCAGGTGTAAGTGCAGGTATGGCACAAGTACGTCAAAACGTAGCTCCTAGCCTGCCTGACAGTGAGTTTATGGGATCTGATAGCACAACAGGAGCAGCTCCAAATTTAGAACCTATACCCGAAGCAGTATTTAAAGTAGTAGAAGCTCAATTAACTGCCACATTAACGGGACAAGATGGCGCAATTAGTCAAGAAGTTATGGCTAACGCTATATTGCAGGCAACAGTAACTACTGAGACAATGAAACAATTTTTAAACGAAGCAGATTATACGTTAAGTGATGCTCAACTAGCTGCAGTAACTAATGGTGTTGTAGCAACTACATCTGCAGCAATAAAAGGCGGGAATATAGCTGAAGCTGCATTAAAATCTATTGCACAATCTGGGGCAAAAGAATTACTTAGAACCTTTGATAAAGAAGGTCGAGACATTATTGACAAAGTAACAGGGGATTATGCAGAGACAGAGAAAAAAGCAGGTGAAGTAGATTTTATAGCCGAGGAATATGAAGCTGCAGTAGCGCAGTATAACAGTACACGTGCGGAAATGTTACCACGTTTTGATGAGCGTGCCAGATTAAAGGCAGAGATGGACCAAGCTAAGATTGATTTTGAAGCCTCTCCGTCTCAACCATCGTCTGATGCGTATAACAACAAAATAAGAGCTTATAACGAATTTTCAACAGAACTAGATAAAGATTACGAAGAGAAATACACTCCTTTACTTGACCAGTACAAGACTAATGTAGATAACCTCATAGGCCAATACAACACAGCCAACGCTGAGTACACAGAATTAGCAGACGGGTTAATACAAAACGCTGACAATTTAGATGAAGTTCTTAAACCTACCTATGATGCAACAAACAAAGCCTTTGTACAAGGTATGACTGATGGCGACTTTAATCCTGAAGAATATATTAAATTAAATGGGTTAGAAGATGCGGGTGAAACAGGTGAAGAGATTGATCCGTTTTATCATTGGCTTACTACAGGAAAAGAAGAACAATTACCTGTTAACGGAAAGCAATATAACGACGAGTTTCAAGAAAGAGCTAGTAGTTTAGTTATGTCGGCTTTAGAAGCTGCTGGGTTAACACCTGCTCACATATCAAAAAATCAAATGAACTTAATTAAAAAAGAAATAGAATCTAACTATGGTAATAATCTTAAAGATCTAAAAGATGCAGATGTCGATGTTTTCGCCAAAAGTATATCAGATCAATATATAGTAGAACAAGAATTTAAAGATGATTTACTTTTTTCTAGAGAGCAAGACGGAAAAATATCACCAGAAACATTAAATAACGCTACAAAACAAACTATTGAATATAACAAAAACAACGTTACTGATGAACAGATAGCTAATAATGAAGTAGTTTTAAAATATAATCATGATACTGGGCTTATAAATTGGGAAGACATTGGCGGGCTACAGTTTGCTAGGTACAATGATAAATATGGCGCTTTAACTATAGAAAAATATAATTCTTTAGGGCAAAAACAAATTGTAAATAAAGACACAGGAGAAGTATTAGAAACAGATGAGTTAAGAATAACAGTTTATGCTCAAAACTATAAATTAAAAGACGGCACTACTGTCCCAGTTGGATCACTGGCACACCTTAAAGAACAATATCCCGAGCGATACACAGAACAAGTAGCTAAACTAGATGAAAATGCAGGTAAAATAATCAACGAAGCTGCTAATAATCAACCTATTTATGAACTTTCTAAAAACATATTTAAAATGGCTGCGGAGACAGAAACTGGGCAAGATGTACTAAATAGTGATTT